GTATGACACAACCGTTTGGTTGCCCTGTACGAACAGTGCGTAACTCTTCATCCGTTCGACGCATGTACCCGAACGACCACGCAGGCTTGGGTATTGCTGAACTTGCTCAGGCTCATCGCTTTTACTTGATTGACTGGTGGGGCAACACGCGTGGTGAAGACGTGCGTCGATTCCCAGTACGTGGGTTTGGTATTCGACCTGCGTGGGACCCTGAGGATGCTTACGCTGACACCAACGTTGCACATCGACCTGCTGCGAACAGCCTGTTCGGTGGTGACGGCACTGACCGTTACAGCGGTAACGCCAACAACGACAACAACGCATCTTCAAACATGGGCACTGCGGACTGGTTCAACCCTGCCAGCGCCATGCGAGTGGGTGACCGTGGTGACGGACGTGGTGTTCGTTGGCCTACACACTTCAACGAGAGCCTGTTAGCCGATGTATCTGAAACAGTCGAGCCAACAGGATTGGTTGTCTCACAACCTACTGCTGAACCAACTGTAGGAAAAGGATTGATTCGCCCACGAAACGATGTACTACAAACTGACGAAGTCGAACGTGGTATCAGCAATCGACTTGGTCTTGCTGATGAAGATGGGTTGCTCAAACCGACCGCTATGGTCAGTGAAGGTGTTGAGTCAGTAACTGCTAACTCGCTGTTGGCCGAGCCTGTTGGCGGTGACGGCGTACGTGCGGGACTTGACGTTGATACCCTTGGTGAACTCAATGACGGCATCAGTCGTGAGTACGTCATCATGAGCACAGAAGCACACAGCCTGCACACTGACCGTGAGGTCGGACAACGTACGACACTGCGTGGAGCACTCAACATCGGCAGTCAGACACTTGGACATCTCGACATGACATCACTCTCTTGGAGTGGACAGCCTGTCAAGGGTGTACTGCGTGTATCGAACGCTCACGCATTTTGGGCGCTCGGTGGCACATACGTGATGGATTGGTCGGTGCGAGAAGGTGTACTGTCCGACTTCGGCTGGGGTGCAACTGCTGCGGCTGATTCAACGAACCCGTATCAGGATGCGAACCATTCCCCAAAGATTGACCGTACGAACAACACGGACAGCACAATCGAGTTCTTACTGCGCCCAGTCATGACACTTGACAAGTCACACATCCAAATGTTCCGACACAACCCTGTTGTGACAGGCAGTACACCACAGGCCAGCCCGAACTTCTATGCAGCCACAGGTGGTTGCAAGTATGGCTTCTATGTCAGTGACGCACCGTCAGCCCGTACAGGTACGCCTTCGTCGCCTCCATACAAGCCAGTGTATGCCATCAAGCCTGCAAGTAGCGTGACCACTTCAACGAGCGACGGTCCGAAGATTCTTGGCGTCGACGTAACAGGATATACGAAGACTGATGTAACACAGCCAGTCGCTCGTATTGTCATGAGCGAAAACACGCTTGAGCACTTCCGCAGCGATGCACCTCGTCGATTGGCTGAGGACGGCGAGTCTGACTTCTCAGTGCAACCACGACACAGCCAAACCTTACACCCGAAGGGCAGTTCGGGCGATACGTCTTTTAACACGGGCGACCACAGTGGAGAGTGATAGCGTGACACCGATGGATGAGGCTTGGCGGGTTTTGAAAACTGAGTTCTTGTTTGAAGATGCTCCGAGGGAGCAGACTATGCCTGCTGGCTTTGTCCCTCATAGTTTTAGTCCCGACTGGCTTTCAAACATTGAAAGTAATCCCGCCCAAGCGAACATCAACTTAGGCCATAGTAAGTTTCCACAAGAGGTAGAAAAAATAACAGGTGGTGAATTTCAAACGCCTGAATACCCATACGATAAAGAAGGTGTAATCAATAGTTATTGGAAAAATTATGATAAGAAGTTCGACCCCGCACTTATTGACAGTATGACTGATTTACTACGACACGAATCTGTGCATGAAACTCTCAATAACGTTCCTGAAATGAGACAAGCGCTCGCACATGCAGTTAGCGAAGGCAAGAAAGGTAATTTAGAACCTTACAAGCAGTGGTTGGTTGTTCACGAAACTATGGCTAATTTCCAGCCACCCGATTTCAAGGGTGAAAAAGAAAACGTCAAGAATTTCATATGGAATAATCCCAAGTTCAGCCACAGTGACTTGCACGAAGAAGCGCAAAAAGTCAGACAAGGTGGATGGAAAGGAGAGTGATAGGATGGCTGACGCATACAACAGAACGACAGGGCGATTTAGCGAAGCCCAGTCAACTGTCATGAAGCGTGTTCGCAAACCGTCGTTTGTTGACAACGCTGTGCGTCACGCTACGTACGTGTCGTCGGCTACCAAGCGTGTAGCAGGCTCGCCTGTGCGTACAGACTTTGAGTCGTCGACCGACAAGACCTACACACTATCAGAAGAGGACGACACCATCCGAATCGAACACACATCGTCGGGTGGGAACAGATTCAGGGGCGGTGTCTTCCACGGAGACGACCAGTTCGACGCTTCGTCGACTGTCCCCTCGCTGTTTGTCAATGTCGATGACAGTAAACAACGTCTCGCACCACATTCTATAGAAACAGCAACGAAGGGTACACGAATTCGCCTGAATAACCTCAAGGGTCGCAGCCTGATTGACATGGGATTCGACGGTAAGCGCTTGCAAATCGCACAACCAGTGGCTGTCGGCCTTCGGACGAGTGACTTGGCTGAACGAATCGTCACGGAGGGTAGGAAAACACTCTCAGGTTTCCGTATTTCGGCACCAAGTAACGTGTTTGTGGCAAAGAATATCAACAATGTGGACGCTTTGACTGCTTTGCGATACTTAGCAAGGCACGATGGCTTCATGACAAAGACCGACTCTCATGGAATGGTTAGTTACGTGCATCAGTTGCGTGGCAATAGGTCGGTTTACATTCATCAAGACATGGTTTCTGACGGTATCAACGAAGAAAACATGGACGCAGCACCGAATAGAGTAACTGTGCGTGGAAAACGACGTGCGAACAATGACGATAACATCATTCAGGTCGACGATATTGAGTCTCAGAAGGATGGAGTGCGTGAAGTGCAGGGTGGTATCTTTGCACCGACGGCAAACAACCGTAATGCGACCAAAAACATCGGTCGGAAGTTCTTGGCTACTGCAAAGCGTGCAAAAGGAGCCAAAATGTTGACCGGAACCATCAATTCGATGGCTGTACGTGCCGGTGACATCGTTTCGTTCCAAGATATTGGCGAAAAAACCCAAGATATTGTCCTACGAGTGCGTCACAACCTCACCGAGCGCCGTTCTGACATCAAAGTGTCGTCAATAGAGGGTAGTTTGGAAGATTTGATACAACGAGCGCAAGAAGGCGACATTTCTTCGATGTTTGACGACGGACAAGAGGAAAAACAGCAGGTCAAAGAGAAAAACTACGCTGTCAGCGCTACAATGACCGTCAAAACCACTTGGGTCATCGCTGCAAGGCAAGTTCGACCCGAAGGGATGATAATTGGGCACCCTACAAGGGGATTAATTAAAGGAGATGGCTCAGTAGCCGAAGCAGACAACGTATTGTTGACGCTGGGGACATCTCAATCGAAATGGATAGTAAAGGGGAATGGTTGAATGCCGTTATTGACATCAGGACACCGATTTGTTGTGGATAAGTTGGCTGAGGAGATTACGCAAGTGGTCTTTGGCTTCGATGGAGGCATTGCCACCAGTGAAGACGGCGGAGCAGGTCGCCCTGCCGTCACAGTCACACCTGTCGTGCGTATTGTCGATGACAACACCATTTCAGTCGAGGCTAAACTGACGACGACTGATTCATTTACCTTACCTCTCCGAGAGGTGTGCATTCGCTCGGCTGACCGAGCATTGTTCCGATACACGTACGACGCAATCACGAAGTCAAACGACACGGAACTGATATTCTCAACAATCATCGAGGTGAACTAACATGGTCAACCCACTATCAGGACATACAACTGGACAAACCGCATCATCTGAATCGTTGAAAGACGGTGCAGGGCTAACGAGCACATCACTCACAAATCTGTACGAAGGGTTGCACGGCAACGGTATCATTCGACTTGACGACCGTGCATACGGGGACACCAATCGTCAGAACACAGGTACGAACACTGCGGGTCACGTCACCGTGTCCGGTAGTGGTTCGGTTACCGTGTATGGTGGCTATGCCTCGCTTGGTGGTATCTTGTATTCTTTTGCCAACGGCCCGAACTCGTCAAAAACGTATACAGCAGGCGACACTACATGGCATCTCGGCTCACTACCATCTGTACCTTCATCGAATTCAGATGTGATTGTCACAGTTTACGTTGTGGCTGACAACAACACTGGTGTTGCAAACGTCAAACATCATTTCGGTACACCTGTTGTAACATCGACAGGTACGCCCCTTACATCTGATACTTTTTTGTCAGCACCGGGACCCACGAACAACCAAGAGGTCACAGTTCTTGCTGTCTTGCGTTACACGATGACAGGTGGAGCAGCAAACGTCACTGCTTCGCTCAATACACCTACTGTAAGTGACAAGCGTTGTCTGCTCAGCAACAGCCCAATGTACTTGACACCACTAACATCAGGTGCTACAGGTGGCTACGCCAGTGGAGAATCTATCGACCATGCCAACCGTTCGCTCGACACCATGAATTCTGTTGTAGGAGGCACGCAATCAGGTGCGTTCAACGCTTCGCCACTCGGAGCAATATGGCAAAGTCACAGCCCTGACGGGCACGCAGTGTTGTACTACAGTGCCCGACGTGACCAAGGTGGCTCGCCTGCTCGGAATACATGGAGGCTTGCTCCTAACGAAGTCAAGACCATTACAACAGGCTCCAACCAAACTACCACCTTCGATGGTCCAAACATATGGGTCATCACAACAACTGGTAACATTACATTGACACCTAACAATGCATTTCCGCACAGCCACACGATTCGTGTGTATCATCCGTCAGGTAGCCACACGTTACACTTTGACCCATCCGGCCTCAACTACGACGTAGCAGCCGGGAAGTCAGTCACATTCGTCTACAACGGTAGTGCGTGGAGCGTGATTGAAGCAACAGGCGCAACAGGTCCCGCAGGTCCAGCAGGTCCCGCAGGTCCGGCGGGTGCTGATGGCGCTGATGGTGCTGATGGTGCTGATGGAGCAACAGGCGCAACAGGCGCAACAGGCGCAACAGGCGCAACAGGTCCAGCAGGTCCCGCAGGTCCGGCGGGTGCTGATGGCGCTGATGGTGCTGATGGTGCTGATGGTGCTGATGGAGCAACAGGTCCCGCAGGGGCTACTGGTCCCGCAGGGGCTACTGGTCCCGCAGGGGCGGCAGGTGCTGATGGCGCTGATGGTGCTGATGGTGCTGATGGAGCAACAGGCGCAACA